ACAACAAGTGCTTACTAACCAATGGCAAAGTTTACTAAAAAGATTACCAGTCTTATTCAAGGTCAGGTACCTGAATTTGTACTATCAGACCATCCTAAATTTGTAGAATTTTTAAAAGCATATTTCACTTTTATGGAATCTGCTGAATTAGGTATTATTGAATCAGAATCTACTGAAGGTATTTTATTAGAAACAGAAACAGGTCAAGCTAACAATTTATTGTTAGACGCAAGTAGACTTGGTTCAGAAGCAACTCAAATAGACGCTGGTAATAAAATATTACAAGAAAGTTCTACTTATGGAAAATTCACGCAAGGTGAAATAATAAAAGGTCAAACTTCTAATGCCGAAACTGCTATATTAGCAGAAGACTTAGCAACTAATAGATTATTCATAAATGCAAATGATAGTTTTATAAAAGGTGAAACAATTGTTGGATTAGTTTCTGGTGCGTCAGGTGTTGCAGGAACTTATAGACCTAATCCAGTAAAACATATACAAGATTTGTTAAACTTTAGGGATCCTGATAAAGTTATACAACATTTCTTATCTCAATTTAGAAACGAAGTTTTAAACACAATACCAGAAGACTTACACGATAGTGTTAACAAAAGAGAATTAATTAAAAGAGTTAAAACTTTATATCGTACTAAAGGTACTGCAAAAGGACACGAATTATTTTTTAGATTATTGTTTGGTGAAAACTCCGAAATCTTTTATCCAAAAGAACAAATGTTAAGAGTATCAGATGGAGAGTTTACTTCTAATAAAGTTTTAAGAACAATTAATAGTGTTGGTAATACAGGACAATTAGTTGGAAGAACAATTACAGGTTTAACTTCTAATACAACTGCTGTTGTAGAAAACTTAAATAGATTCCAAATTGGTGACCAACTTGTATCAGAATTATTATTAAATGAAGACAATATAGTAGGAACTTTTCAAGTTGGTGAAACAATTAGAGGTACTGCTACAGATACAGATGACATTTATATTAAGGCAACGGTTACAGGTGTTCCTGGAACATTTACAATTACAAATAATGGTTCACATTTTAAAATTGGAGACAATGTTAGTTTAGTAGGTGGTGGTCAAGCTTCTATTTGTCAAGTTGGAGAAATTGGAAGTGGACCAATAACAGATTTTTATATAAACGCTTCTGGTACACAATATCAAATAGGTGACCCAATAGTTTTTAGTAATGCAAATACAAATGGTGGTGGTGCCGTTGCTGAAATTGCTGTTGTTAATGGTGCCATTGGTAACGAAACAGGAACCGATGGACATATTGTTTATGAAACTGCAACAAGCACACACGATATTAGCCCAGGTAATAAAATTGCTTTAGAAACTGGACTAGGAGATATTACAGACATAAGATTAATTAGTGGTGGTTCTGGTTATACAACAACACCTACAGCTACTATTACAAGTACAAATGGTGTTAACGCTGAATTACTTACATACGGAGATGGAATTGGAAATTTATTAGGAGTTACTATAGTAGAAAGTGGTCGCTCACACGAAACAGCACCAACACCTCCAACGGTTTCACTTATAGAATCAATAGTTGTATTACAATCAAACGGAAGTTATGTTGCAACTGAAACGGTTACAGGTTCTTCTTCTAGTGCAACTGGTGTTGTAGTAAGTTGGGATAATGATAGAAAATTATTAAGATTAAAAAATAGAAATGCTACTGCATTTACTTTAAATGAAACTTTGACTGGTGGTACTTCAGGTACAACTGGTTTAATGGGTAAATCGGATCCAGGTACTGCAACGATTGATGTTGTTGGATTAGCAACAAGTGAAGGTAAATATATTTCAGAAGACGGACACTTATCAGAAACAACAATGAAGGTACAAGATAGTTTATACTATCAGGACTTTTCTTATGTTGTTAAAGTGGGTCGTACTATTGATGAATGGCGAGACGCATTTAAAAAGACTATGCACCCTGCTGGTTTTTACTTTACAGGACAAGTTAATATTGAAAGTAGAATAGACGCACAAATTAATATGCCTGTTGTTGGAAGAGTTACTGGAATTTCAACAAGTCCATTTATTTCATTAATGAACACACTATTTGGAAGTGTATTTGGTAGAAGATTAGGAACAACAACTGATGGTACATCATTAAGAGCTAATCCTCATTTTGGAGTTGCTGGTGATGTTGTACAAGGTTCTAAATCTCCTTTCTCTACAACAACTAGAGATATTACCTTAACACAATCTCCAATGCAATTTAGCTTTCAGTTTAAACCTTTCTATTATTTCAGAACGGTTCATACAAATTTTGGGTCTGTATATGCTGGTCCTAGATTAAAAGAATTTAATACACGATTCCAAGGTATGATGAATTTAAGTGCTATGAATTGGGCAAGAGTAGCTGAATTAAAAGTAATAGGAACGAATACAATTGCTGATGGAACAGATGTTGAATATGGGGATTTAACTACTATTGCAAAGACATATATTACATTACCTGCTGAAGTATTAATACCTCAAGGTAAATTCAGTAATACAAGTACAAAATTTAGTAGTGGTATATCAACTTTTGACTCAACCGTATAATACGGTGTATAAATATTAGGATAGTAGGAAATAAACAATATGGCAAAACAGACAATCAATTTAGGAAGTTCTCCAAATGATGGCACAGGTGATAACCTTCGTGCTGGTGGAGATAAAATTAATGACAATACAACTGAATTGTATACAGCTCTTGGAGATGGTACAGATTTAAAAATTGTCGTAGCAGGTGCTTCATCAAACCAAATTTTACAATGGGATACAGGTAATAGTAGATTTCAACCAACTGCTTCAGCAGCTGCTGGAGATATATCTGTAGATACCAGTCCACAGCTTGGTGGCGATTTAGATATAAACGCTTTTAATATTATTTCTGCTAATAACGAAAATATAGAATTTGTTCCACACGGAACAGGAGTAGTTAAGTTAGATGAACTAACTTTTCCAACAGGAGCAGGAACTACAGGTTATGTACTTGCAACTGATGGCGCAAGTGCAATGTATTGGAAACAAGTAGGAAGTACAATTACTCTTTCTGCTGATACTGGTACTGATGATACATATACGGTAGGCAATGCACTTAACTTTGGTGGTGGTACAGGAATTGGAACAACCGTATCAGACGACAATATTACAATAGCAATAGACGACACGGTTGCCGATTTAACAACCGCACAAACTTTTTCAAACAAAATTTATGATGACCCAAATATAACAGGTACATCAACAGGAAATATTAAATTTAGATGTGCTACAATAGGTTCATTTATTGCTCAAGGTGCTACTGCTCTTGCAAGTTTTCAACCTGCGTCTGCTTATGCAGGTGCATTTGGTGTTGATACATCAACATACAAAGCTTACTTTGCTGCTAATTCAGCTTGGAACCAAATCGCAAGTTCATTATCATCAATTGATATTTTAGCAGATGTTGATACTACTACAGCTGCCCCTACTAATAACCAAGTACTTACTTGGAATAGTGGAAGTTCACAATGGAAACCTACATCAATAACATCCGAGTTAAGTGATGATACTAGTCCAGTTCTTGCTGGTAATTTAGATTCAGCAGGATTTACAATTAATGGAACAGGTAAACTTGATTTAACTGGTTCAGGTGGAAAAGCAAGATTTGATTTTACAAATACTGCTTCATTTCCAACAGCGGCTACTTATGCTGGTGGTTTTGCTGTATCAACTTCAACAACTAAAGCATACTTTGCTACTTCTTCTGGTTGGATTAACTTATTATCAGAAAACGATAGTGTAGATATACTAACAGATGTTGATACTACTACGGTTACTCCAGTATATGGACAAGTATTAGTATATGAAAATGTAAGTGGTACTGGAATATGGAGACCAAATGATTATGTTCCAGCTCAAAAAGTAGCTGCAAATTTTAATGTGGGCAATAGCGGAACAGCAGATTTTACTTTTACAGGTGATGGATTTACAACTCATAATAGTGGTGGTTCACAAAACGATCCTGTACTTTATTTAAAGAGAGGTCACACTTATACTTTTACGGTATCTAGTGGTGGTAATGTATTTGAAATTAGATATTCAAGTGGTGGAAGTGCATATAACTTTGGTGTAGATGGTAATTCAACGAGTAGTGGAACAATAACTTTCTGTCCTCTAATGAGTTCTCCATCAACCTTATATTATCAATGTCCAAGTCATGCAGGAATGGGAAGTACAATAAATCTATCTTAAAGGAAAGATGTATAAATAGTGTTAGAAATAGGAAATAAACAATGCCAGCAATTATAACAAGTAAATTTAGACGAAACAATGCTCAACAATTTGAGGAATCTTTTGGTGAGGCAGCTCCAAATGTCTATTACCTAGGAATAGGAAAACCAACTGCGTTTGGAACAAAAACTAGAGCAGATGGAAGGACAGATAACATAGGAACTGATTCAGCTCCTATAACACCAGCAGATTCAGTACAAGATGAATATGATACTTTTGATGATTTACTGGCTGCTAAAAAAATTACAAGCTCAGATGTTGCTTTTGCTTGTCCTAGAATAAATTGGGCAACAGGAACAACTTATGATATTTACAGAAACGATTATGGTAATAGAATAACAGGTACTACTACTACTCAATCTGCAAATTCAGGAGCAACAAATTTATATGACGCAAACTTCTATGTATTGAATACAAATTTTAAAGTCTATAAATGTTTAGACAATAATGACAACTCAGCGTCAACGGTTGAACCAACTGGAGAAAGTGTTAATATATTAGAAACAGCAGATAGTTATAAATGGAAATATATGTTTACTTTATCTGCAAGTTCACAAGCAAATTTCTTATCAACAGATTTTATGGGAGTTTCTACAAACTCTTCTGTACAAAATGCTGCTGTAGATGGCGACATATCAATTATTAAAATTAAGGCTGCTGGTACAGGTGGTACTGATGGAACACATACAGGCATTGCAATTAGAGGAGATGGTTCTGGAGGAACTTGTTCGGTAACTATTGCTTCAGGTTCGGTTACTACGGTTGTGGTTACAGGAACACCAATTAACTATTCTTTTGGATATGTTAGAGTGGCAGATATTGTTGCCGCTGGTGGTACAAATTTAATAGGTGCTGAGTTAGATGTAATTACAGAACCAAAAGGCGGACACGGTTTTGACCCATTTGAAGAATTAGGTGCTTTCTTTATAATACTTAATACTTCTTTTGAAGGTGCTGAAACTGCTAACTCTGGAGACTTTGCTACACAAAACGATTTTAGAAGAGTTGCTTTAATTAGAGACCCTTTAGCTGGTGGTTCGGCTGCTAGTACAACAACATTAAGAGGAACTAAAGCAATTAGATTTGACGCAGGTGCAGGAACTTTTGTTGCTGACGAAAAGATTACACAAACAAATACAGGTGCTGTTGGTAAAGTCGTACAATGGGATACTGCAAATTTAATTTTATATTATATACAAACAAGATATGATGATGAAGGTGTTGACGCAAATGGAAATATGACTGCTTTTTCTGGTACCAATGTGGTAACAGGAGGCACTTCAACTGCAACAGGCACACCAACAGGCACAACCGAAACGGTTAACAATGTTTCTTTAGTTTCAGGTTATTCTACTTCCGAAATAGACGCTGACTCTGGCGATGTAATGTACATTGAAAACAGAGCGCCAGTAACCCGAAGTGTTGACCAAACGGAGAATGTTAAGTTAATCATAGAATTTTAAAGAGGGAAATGAATGCCAAGTCCAACTGACTTTAATCTCTCGCCTTATTATGATGATTTCTCGGAAAGTAAAAGCTTCCATAGAATATTATTCAGACCAGCTTTTGCTGTACAGGCTAGAGAGTTAACACAATCACAGACAATCTTACAAAATCAGATTGAAAAAATGGGTAACCACATATTTGAAAGTGGTGCTCAGATGATACCTGGTGAGATTACTTACGACTTACAATACTATTCTGTTAAGTTAACTTCATTTACAGGTACAAGTACATTATCAGATTTTGTTGGACTTACTTTAATAGGACAA